AAGATGCACTAGTTGACAAACTAGGAAAAAATGATATAAAATGGGAGAAAGATGGATTTATTAATAAGTCCAAAATATGGGTAACCTATGAGGAGGTTATAGATGCAAACGCAAATCAGGGACCTTTACAAAGCGAAGAGGGGTCTCGAAACAGAGTGGGCGGTGCACCAGCGTGACAACCAAAGATATACTTTGGATATGGTCAGGATTGACAATAAGATTAGAGAAGTTGTTAATCAAATTAAGTTAGAAGAAGCTAAGATAGCTAATCTAACTAATAAGATCGAAGACGCAGCACCCGAAGTTTCTGTAGCTACTTAGTCAAAAAGCTACATCTTGGATAAAAATCAAACCAAAGCACGGGCTCTCTTGCACTTTATTTAAATCTGCTATATAAAATAATCACTATACAATTAATTAGAACATAGACGCGTATAGTCGACGGCCTAGAGACTATGTTCGGAAACTAGGAGGATAATAATATGGCAAAAACTACATTTGCAGGTCCGGTGATATCCAAAAAAGGATTCATCCAAACAGGACCAGCTAACGTTGTAGACGCAGATGCTAGTGTGGCTCTTACAGTAGATTCCCACGCTGGAAAAATCGTACACAATGATGCAGCAGGAGCGGTGACTTACACGTTACCAGCAACTAATGCTACAGCTGATTCAGGAGTTGCAGGACCAGATGCAGACTTAACTAACTTAAACAATGTTGGTGCTAAATTTACAATCGTAAATTCTATCACGAAAACAGGAGATTTGGTGGTTCAAGTTGCAAACGCAACAGATGTTATGACAGGAATGGCAACTATCGTTGACACTGATACAAGTGACAACATGGAAGGATTCGTGACAGCATCTACTTCTGACACTATAACGTTAAATGGAAGTACAACTGGCGGCGTAACGCATGCTAGAATTGAGTGTACTGTTTTAGCTTCAGGTAAATACGCAGTTGAAGTATTTACAGGAGGAACAGGAAACTTAGCTACACCATTTAGTGCAGCAGTAAGTTAATAATTATGTGGGTGAGAAATGTGGAACCTACGGGATTCTAATACTCACCCACACCAATAGGAGATAAAATATGAAATCAGATGTAAAAGCAGTTAGAGTCACAGGAACAGGTTCTGTATTCGCTGGAAGAACAAGATTAAGAGGATTAATTCTTGCTTCCGATGGTGGAGGAGCTGGTGCTATAACTTTACAAGATGGTGATTCAGTTACTCAATTCCAAGGAGATTGTCCAAATGGTGACGTTTTCGCATTTAATATTCCAGAAGACGGAGTAGTATTTAAAGGTGGAATGACTGTTTCTGCTATTTCTAATATTGCAGGTGCAACGTTATTGATAGACAAGTAGGAGGTTAAATGGCTAACACTACTTCGGGTACAGTAATATTCGATAAAAATTTCTCTATCGATGAAATAATCGAAGAGTCATATGAAAGAATTGGTTTGCAAAGTGTTTCTGGTAATCAGTTACGCCAAGCAAGAAGATCTCTTAATATCTTATTTCAAGAGTGGGGTAATAGAGGACTTCATTACTGGCAAATAGGAAACAATTCAATCACATTAGTTGATGGTCAAGCGGTTTATACTATGTTTAGATCTTCTGCAGATGGCACATCTGATGCTACTGCGGTGTTTGGTGTAGATGATGTATTAGAGGCTGTATACAGAAACTCTTCAAATGTTGACTCACCCCTTACAAAAATTAACAGATCTACGTATCAAGCTCTTTCTAATAAGACTTCTGAGGGTCAACCATCACAATATTATGTACAAAGATTTATAGATAAAGTGACAATAACTTTATATTTAACACCAGGATCTTCTCAAGCTGGTGACAAAATTAATTACTATTTTGTAAAAAGAATACAAGATATCGGAGACTATACAAATGCAACTGATGTTCCATATAGATTTGTGCCTTGTATGGTATCTGGACTAGCTTTTTATTTAGCACAAAAATTTAAACCAGAATTATCACAACAAATGAAATTATATTACGAAGATGAATTACAAAGAGCTTTAGCGGAAGATGGATCATCTTCAAGTTCTTTCATAACCCCAAAAACTTATTATCCAAATGTCTAATTTTGCAAAAGGTAAACACGCTAAATTTATATCTGATAGATCAGGTATGGAGTTTCCATACAAAGAAATGGTTAAAGAGTGGAATGGAGCAAGAGTTCACATATCAGAGTTTGAACCTAAACAACCACAACTACAACCAAGACCGCATGGAGCTGATCCAGAAGGATTAGAGCAAGCAAGACCTGATAGAACAGAACCAGCTACTGATCGTTTATTACCTGGTAATCCGTTTAATATAACGTCTGGAAGCACTACAATAACAGTGACAGAGCCAAGTCACGGAAGATCTAATTCGGACACAGTTGTTTTTAGAAACGTTGATGGATCACCTGGAGGTGTAGCATTTACAGTATTTGAAAATTCTTCAGGATTTAGTATAACAGTAACAGGAACAAATAATTATACCTTTGTATTAGGGTCAACTCCTAATGTAACGGAAAGAGCAGGAGGAATGTTAGTAACGGCAGGACCGGTAACATTAACACCATAATGGCAGGAATAAGTTATACTACTTTAGTTACACAAATTAGAAACTACACAGAAGTAGACTCTAATGTATTGACAACAGATATTTTAGAAAACATTATTTTAAATGCACAATACAGAATAATGCGTGATGTTCCTATTGATGCAGATAGAAGACAACAATCAGGTAATTTAGTTCCAGGACAAGAAACTATTAACTGTCCAGCAGGGGCTCTGTTTATTAGAGGCATACAAGTTTATGATTCAAGTGCCGTTTTAACAGGTAGTAATGTTTGGTTAGAAAAAAAAGACGTGACCTACTTACAAGAGTTTCAACCAATTACAGGAACTTCTGCAGCGCAAGGCAGACCAAAATATTATGCCATGTTCGGTAACGCTACAGGGGACGCAGACACTAACTCTGGACGTATATTCCTATCGCCAACCCCTAATACAAATTATAAATTTAGAGTTCATTACAATAAGATGCCAGCTACCCTAGAATCTAGTAATCAAACCAACTATATTAGTGTAAACTTCCCAAATGGCTTATTATATTGCTGTCTAGCAGAGACTTACGGCTTTTTAAAAGGCCCAGCAGATATGTTGACATTATACGAGCAAAAGTATAAACAAGAAGTAGATAAGTTTGGTGTTGAACAAATCGGCAGAAGAAGACGAGACGACTATACCGACGGCGCTGTTAGATTAACAATACCATCAACAACACCTTAAGGAGATAAGATATGGCAATAACATCGGCAATTTGTACAAGTTTTAAAGTAGAACTTTTAAAAGGTGTGCACAATTTTACAGCAACGACTGGTAACACTTTTAAAATTGCTTTGTATGATAGCGACGCAACTCTTGGAGCATCGACTACAGCTTTCACAACTTCTGAAGAAATTACAAATACGTCTGGAACTGCTTACACTTCTGGCGGTGCTACGTTAACAAGCGTGACTCCAGTTGCTTCAAGCACGACTGCACTTTGTGATTTTGCAGACGTAAGTTTTTCATCAGCTACTTTCACAGCTAACGGTGCATTAATTTACAACTCATCTGCAACAAACGCAGCGGTGGCAGCTATAGCTTTTGGTTCTGATAAAACAGCAACTAACGGAACTTTTACAATTCAGTTCCCAGCAGCAGACGCATCAAACGCTATCATCAGATTAGCATAGGAGGACCAAGATGTCGGTTCAATCAGGATGGGGTAGATTCACCTGGGGCCAAGCATATTGGAATGAAGATGCTTTACTTGCAACTGGTTGGGGTGCAAAAGCATGGGGTGATAGTGGTTGGGGACAACTTGCTGACGAAACAATTACATTAACAGGATTATCTGCAACTTTTAGTGTTGGCTCTTTAACACTAACAGGAACTGCCGATATTACATTATCAGGAAATTCTTCTACAGCATCGGTTGGTTCTATTTCACCAGTAATACCTAAAACAGTTTCAGTCACTGGTATCTCGATTACATCTTCTCAAGGAACAGCATCTGTTGATGTTTCTGTAACACCAACAATAACAGGTCAGTCTATCACTTCGGCGATTGGTGTAATAGATCCTGCAGATCAGTTTGTAGGTTTAACAGGACAAGAAGTTACTGTTTCTCAAGGATCAGCAGTTGCACCAAATGAAGACGTTTCTTTAACAGGACAATCTATAACTTCTACATTAGGAGACTCGATTGCTTTTGTTGGAACAGCTGTTTTCCCTAGTGGTTTTTCAATAACAACTTCATTAGGATCTGTTGTTGTACCAAACGAAGATGTAACTTTAACAGGTGTGCAAGCAGATTTTAGTTTAGGCACAATATTAGGAACAGGTTCCGTAGCTATTACATTAACAGGTCAAGCAGCTACGGCTGCGGTAGGAGCTTTAGCACCCGCAGATGTTATGGGATTAACAGGCGTTTCTGCTACATCTTCTGTAGGAAGCATAGATCCAAAAGATCAAGTCATGGGACTAACAGGTCAAGCAGCCACTGCAAGCGTAGGGGTGGTAAATGTATTAGCTTATGCAGATATTGACACGGGTTCAAACACGTCGTATAGTGATATTTCAACGGGTTCGAATACTTCTTATTCGGATGTTGCAACTGGCTCAAATACAAGCTATAACGATGTAACAGGAGAAGCAGCTTAATATGGCATCAACATTTACACCTTTGGGTATTGAAAAAATGGCAACTGGCGAAAACGCCGGTACATGGGGAACAAAGACTAATACCAATTTAGAGATTATCGAACAGATAGCTGGTGGATTTATACAAAAATCTATAGCTGGTGGTGCACAAACAACTGCTCTTGCAGTTAGTGATGGATCTACTGGCGCAGAACTTGCACACAGAATGATAGAATTTACAGGAACAATTACAGGTAATCAAATTGTTACAATTCCAAACGATGTTCAAAACTTTTACATTTTAAAAAATTCAACATCAGGCGCATACACAGTACAGTTTAAATATGCTACAGGAACAGGTGATAGCTTTACTTATTCCGCTACAACAAAAACAACTAAAATAATTTTCGCATCAGGAAATCCTGACACAACAAATCCAAACATGATTGAGATCCAAACAGGTGGAGATGTTGTTGATGATACATCGCCACAATTAGGTGGTAATTTAGATACTAACTCTTTCATGATAGATTTTGATGATGCTCATGGTATCAGAGATGAAAATGGAAATGAACAATTAATTTTTGAAACAACATCATCTGCAGTAAATCATATTGATATAACAAACGCTGCAACAGGTGGTGGTGCACAAATCGGTGCAGTTGGAGGTGATTCAAATCTTAACCTAAGATTAAGACCAAAAGGAACTGGTGTAATCGAAGCAATGGGTGCAACAAATCCAGGTTCAATTCAACTTAACTGTGAGTCCAACTCCCACGGTATCAAGCTGACCTCTCCGCCCCACTCGTCCGGTCAATCATACGAATTAAAATTCCCTACAGGTAACGTAACAGCAGATAGATTTTTAAAAGTTGCATCAGTAACAGGATCAGGCACAACAGGTGTTGGTCAGTTATCTTTTGCTGAGGTATCAGGTGGTACATCATATCAAGCTGTTAAAACTTCAGGCTTTACTGCAGTAGCAGGTGAAGGATATTTCTGTAATACAACATCAGCAGCTTTCACGGCAACACTACCATCATCAGCAACTATTGGTGATGAAATAACTTTTATAGATTACGCAGGTACTTTTGATACTAACAATTTAACAGTAGGAAGAAACTCACACAAGATCCAGGGTTCTGCAGCAGATTTAACAGTGTCAACCGAGAGAGCTGGTTTTACATTGGTTTACGTAGACTCTACTCAAGGT